TACACTGATTCCGCTCATCTCCCATTTTCTTTCATGGCCGTTAAATCAAAAGGTGGAAACGCTGCCCTTAAGCGAGAGCACAAGCCTGGCGCCCCGAAATTGACCTTGCAAGGGCAAGGTAAAAGAAGCAAGCCAAGTCATGGGCGCAAACTTTTGCGTGGACAAGGAAAAAGCTAGGCTTGACGCCATGGTCCTTCTCGGCTAGCCTGCGGGCTGGCCTTTTTCTTTGTCTACCATGACCGCCTTTGTTGATTCCTATTCTTTTTCCCATCGTTTTTCTGGCGATACAACTAGCGATACGGCTGGCTATCAAGAAATAATTCATCAATGCCAAGAAGTAAATGCCACGGGCCTGACTAGGCAGTTCTTTCAATTTGCAATGGGGTGTGGGTATGGGCCGCAAAACATCATTGATGCTTTTGTGATGCTTGCCAAAGAATACGAGGACGCATATGGCTATAATCAAGAAAAGACTATTGACTGATAATGGGACAAATTATTGCCGGCAACGAGCAGTTTGAAACCTACATTCAAGCTGATCATCGTGGTCAAATCCTCCAGAAAGGACCAGACAGCGGAAGCATGGATGCTTTCGGCCGGCAACGAGTTAGTCAGCCATTTACGCTCTTTGATTCTATGCTGCGCTACACCAAGCGCACAGACCTATGGGACGAAAGAACTGTTGGCAGTGGCAGTACGAGCTATTTAATCAATGAAAGCTCGCTTGCTTTAACTACTACCACTGCATCAGGCGACAGTGCATTGCGCAGGAGCCGGCGCAGGTTTCCTTATCAGCCAGGAAAAAGCTTGTCCATTTTGGCTAGCTTTGTTGGCAATACTCCCATTGCTGGCTTAATCCAGGAGGTGGGTTATTTTGATGATAAAAATGGCATCATCTTAAGGGCTAATGGCAGCGTGATTGAGTTTGCCGTACGTAGTTTTGTTTCTGGCACTGTGCAGGAAGTGGTGGCAGTTCAAAGCGAATGGAACCTTGACACTTTTTCTGACTTTGACTTTACCAAGGCAAACATTTTTGCTACAGATTTGGAATGGCTGGGAGTGGGACGAGTGAGAGTGGGGTTTGTGATTGATGGAGAAATAAAGTATTGCCATGAATTTAATCATGCCAATAATATCGACAGTGTCTATATGACATCAGCAATCTTGCCAGTATCGTACAGAATTGCCAACTCTTCCACCATTGCATCCCCTGCTAGCTTTAAGCAGATTTGCACTAATGTTGCCAGTGAAGGAGGTTACCAGCCCGCTGGTCCCATCTATGTGGCAGGAAGAGGAGTTAGTGGCTTTACAAGCATTTCCAGCGAGACCATGGTCTCTGCCATTCGTATGGCCAGTGGGCGCACAGACAATGTGATTATTCCTGCTCAAGTGGATGTGAGCGTAGGAGGAAACCCGGCTTCTAATACGGTGGCACAATGGCAGCTACGCTTGAATCCTACGATCAGTGGCACGTGGCTCCCCTCGACCAATGGCAGGGGTAATGTTGAAACCATGAGCTATGGCACTTTTAGCGGCGGAACAGTCGTAGGGGCTGGCCTGGTGGCGTCTCGTGGCTCTATTGAGTTCACTCCTGAAGGGAGCTTGGCACTGGCCCTTGGTCAAGACATCAATGGGAACAGCGAAGTACTGGCCCTTACCATTCGATGTAGCAGCGCTGAAGACGCAACTGGCTTAATCGGCTGGAACGAACTGGTCTAGCCTGCATTTTGTCCCTTGCAGCCATTATGATTCTTCCATTGAAAGGTCTCAATGGAACAAGCAGCAGCGTTTAGTGCCAATCCTCTGCGGCAAGCGTTCCAGCAGATCATGGACATCACTGAAACAGAAGACCAGGCATGGTGGGATAGCTTGGACCAAGAAGAAAGGGCTCGCTGCTTCCGGCAAGTAATGAAACTAATGTATCGCTCTGAAATTAGCGATGGTGGTTCCTATCGCTGGGCAATGTACGACGTGTTTGGCATTGACTATTGTGACGGCCTGCCTCATTACATGCGCCTGCACAATCTCATTTATTGTGGACTTGAAACTGAGAAGAAATCCTACAAGACGGATGATATGGATGGACGCAACGATAGTACATCCAGCTAGTCATGCCAGCTCCCACGAAAAACATTAAAAAGCCAATAATGAGTTCCATGGAAGTGATGTATTTGCCTTTATCATAAGTCAGTCAGTGTGCGTGATATTTGCATGGCACCACCAAGGGCCTTGACGCTTTCGCTTGCATTCTGGTCTGCTTCATGCTCGATCAAAACAGAAGGCACTGGTGCATTAGGAAGTGGAGTGATGGTTGCTTTTGGGAATAAAAGCTGAGCTTCTGCAGCAAGATTGTTTGCTGCAACTTCCCTATCATTTTGCTTCCATTGTTCTACTATTTTTTCAGCTTGCCTGTCCACTTCTTTCAAGGTGGCTTCTGTTTTGGACTCCGCCCAGAATGGCTTGCAATGCAGCAGCAGAAGCTTCATCCATGGGGCAAAAGCAAGCTTGGGTCGTTTGCTGATGAGGAATATGGCCAGTTCGTAACAAAGTGCCATAAACCATTGTTCCCAGTTCATGGCACTGCTCGCTGTTAACCTTCTTGAAACACTGAAAGAAAAACCGCGCCTTTCCTGTAGAGAGGCAGCACTTTCTCGATGAGTGCTGAGTTGTGAATCCTGCAGCAGCCGTAGGTGGCTACGAGGGCCTGCTTAGGCGCCCATGCTCCAGGCCAGCCCAGTGCGCTTCCTCCACCATGAAGGCCCACTCCAGCCCGTCCTATGCCAGTCTCCTGACCTTCTAGGTCGATCATGTCGTAAAAAGCCCAGCCGTAAGCCATCAAAGTGCGATCGTAGGGGGCCTTATCACCATGAAGCGCATAATCGTTATACAATTGGCCCAGTTTGTACAAGCCAGGGGGAGTATCAGACTTGTTTAGTTTCCACTCATAATCACTATATTGACCACGAGCAAGGCAAGGGATTTCCCATAGAAGCTTTCCTTCAAAAGAAAAGGCTTTCATGGTTTCCATGGCGTCATTCACAATCAAATGACTGTCGCCTGCCTTGAAGCCAAAGTCTTGCGGGCGTTTCTTGGGGCCAATGAGGGTCATAGCAGAAGGCTCAGGAGCGTATTGTTTCATCAAGCGTGAAAGCTTGTTGGGGTAGTCGGGATCAGTGGCATAGCCTTGATCCTTCAACATACGAGCTGCAGCATAACGGTTCGGTGCGCCATTGACTCCTTTATACCTTTGCCAATCTTTGTACCAATGGCTGACTAAATAGTCGATGGCTGCAGCAAGGCTAGGAAAATCAATGAAGCCATCTTTAATCGTCACCCATTGGCCATCGTAAAACTCTTGCGTGGATTTCACAGTGCCAGAACCTTTCAAGCCGAATGGATTCCATTTGCCTGATAGGTGCTTGCCAAAGTTGCTTTCCAGCGCCCATTGTGATGCCACAAGCTCAGGAAAACGTGCCCCTACGCTACGAGCATAAGAGCACACGCCTTGCCAATCATTGTTGACCACTAAAGTCACTTGGTCCGAAAAACAGTTTTTAAGCCTTCAACTACTAGCTGAAGAACGTTGTTGCTTTTCCAGGGGGAATGATCCAGAATTTGATCAATGGCGCCGATGACAATGCCGCCAATAACAAACCATTCAACAGTGCCCATGACAATACAAGCGTTTCTCAAATGCTAGCGTTTTATCTCCAAGAATCGTACACGTTCTTCTAACTGTTTCATGTTCTCTGTTAATGAATCAAGCTTCTCGATAATATTTTCAATTTGAGTGGCAATTTTTACTTGCTGATGGCCAATGCTCATCATCATCCCACCAGTAGCCAGAAGCATCCCTGCAGTCAAGACCACAGCAAAATCCGTGAGCTTTGCCTGCCAAGCGTTCATCAGTCAAATATCATTTCATTCATTCTAAACATTGCTCCCCTCCTCGTGTTTTGCGTTTAAGCTAAAGGCAGGACAGTCGATGCTGCTATGGGAGCGAGGAATGGACCCGACGAGCTTCTTCATTCACTGGCTGAGCTTCGACCAAGTGAAGCCAAGAGACAATTCAGGAAAAGCATTTTTGAAGACTATCCTCTCCGTGGACCATTTGGACATTGTGCCTGCGCGTACTGTGGCAAATGGAACGAAAAGCTAACGCTTGATCACATTGTTCCCAAGAGCAAAGGCGGCCCTCACTTTGCGAAATGGAACAGTGGTCCATCATGCCTAGATTGCAATGCTTCCAAGAGCAATCTGCCATTGTTTGAATGGTGGCGCCCTCAGCAGACGTGGAGCCAGCATCGTGAAGACGTGCTGATGAGCTGGATTCATTCCCATAGTTTTGTTAGTGCCCACACTGACTTGGCGGATTGGGAAGCATGGTGCGAGGCCACTTACACTAAGCCAGTGCATGAAAAAAGGGCCGATAACGACCCTGTTGAGATGATGGGGGAGTGGTGCGCTGCTTAGGGGCGCACTAAGCTGAAGAAGCTCTCGGAGGGCCCCTGCCTGGTGCTGGCGCAGCCGCTAACCATGTAAGCGTCAGGATCGTAGGAGACCATGTTGTCGGCTACTTCTTTGCTGGCTTTCGCAATGTTATCGCGCAGTTTTTCTTCTTCTTCTCGCACGGTGATTAAACGTGCCGAGTACCATTCTGCTTTCCTGAGAGATTCTACGCCTCCTTTATCTTCATAGCGCCAAATATACTTTATAATGTTACCTTTTAGGAAGCCTTTGAAGGCTTCACGGCTCATGGAAGCCTCAATGGCATCAATGCATTCAATAGAGCCAGAAGCATAGTGAAACGGAGAATTAACAGGGTCGTGCATGATCAGAATTGATAGTTGTTTTGAGCGAAAGCATCAAAGGCTTCTGGGGCCACTTCTTTGCCTAGTTCAAGCAAAGCATTGGCATATGCTATGATTTCCCCTTGTGCTCCATGGCCTCTCCTAAGGGAGATGAAATGGAACAAAGCTTGCAATGAGCAAGTCCAAGTGAAGGAAGTGAATAGCGCAGCAGGAAGAATGGCCCTTGCCTGCTCTTTGCTCACGCCTGCCAGCAGAAGCCCCTCATACGCTTGCACACAGCCCTGTAAGGCATGTGCGTAGAGCTGTTGAGCCAATGCCTCATCGTTGCCTGCTAAGAGCCCCTCGGAGGCTTGACGGTTACTGGTGCTTTGCTTGGCGAACTTACGAGGAGTGTAGAACTCAGCGTCCTCTGCTGAACAATAGCGAAAACTCTTTTCATTCCAACCCAGTTGATCATCAACAAAAGTGGATGCCACTGTATGCTTCCACCATTGACGAGCAATGAAGAGAGGAGCGTTAATCTGCCACTTAAAAACGACACCACGGAATGGGCTTGTATGGTGCTCCCTGGCTAAATAAGCAAGAAGCTTGCCATCTTTTTCTGTCCATTGCTCTGACTGTGCGCCAAAGCTTTGACGAGCATCATTGACAATGGAAAGACTGTTTCCCATTGAATCCAAAAGCATCACTCGGCTTTTGCCGTCTTGGAGGGGGTCAAGGCATGGGAAGGTCATCAAAGGAAGAAAACCGGCGCTGCTACCGTAGCACGGCAGGAAACCGAAGTTATTGTTCCGGCTTTTGCGGCATTGGTGCCAGCCATAGAAAGGCTTGCATGGCCAGCTTTAGTGATAGCGTAGACAAAGACAAACCATTATTTGCTATGAGTCAATACTGTCTGCCAGTGAATTTTGATTACAATGGGCGAAAGTATTCTGCCGCTATGGGACCATTTCAACATTCAGCAGAGCGTGAGTTTGCTCTTACAGTAAATCATCGTGCCATTGATGAATGCAGCAGCTTGACGCAGTTAAAGCCTGTAGCAAAGAATCTTCTGGAAGGCTGGAGTGCAATGCAAACAGCGTTTCAAAGCTTGATGCTGGAAAACATCCAACTGCGGCAAGCTTTAGACAAGCGTGACCTTGATTTGCAAGCTGCAGAAGAAATCATGAATCAAGCCTCACTAATGCTTGATGCTATGCAGAAACAGTGCGAATATGTGCAGCGATCAGCGAATGCCAGAAAAGGTCTTTGGCCATGGCAGAAGTGAGGAGAAAGATTGTCCACTTGCTTGTATAAGCAAGATTGTATTTACGGCAATCTCTTTCATAACCTGAGCCAGTAACATGACGGCCACGATTGTATACACCACCTTGAATCTCAACACCAGTGCAAGAGTTGGGGTGGGCAAAATCTAGCCTATAGCGCTTAGACCGTTTGCTTTTTGAAAAGCGCTCTTGATAGTCCGCTTCCCAGGCGTCAATGGCAGAAAATTCTCGTTCAAAAATGAACTGAGGATGGTTGGCTTGCCAGATGCCGAGGAACTGATCTTCAAGAGCGCTCAATGTCAGACTGCAGCTAGTTGCACTGTAGCGCCTTGGTATTGGTAGTGACCGGAGTAGGGCTGCTTTACGTTGCCAAAGAGCTGAACAAGCATCACTTGCACGATGCCCTCATTGGCGTAGATGCGGGCCGTAAAGGCCGTTGCATTGGCAACGTGCATGGTCAAGTGGCCAGCCCAGCCAGGTTCAATGGGAGTGACGTTGATGATCACTCCGCAACGAGCGTAAGTGCTCTTGCCTGAGCAAAGCCCCATGATGCTAGGAGGCATGGAGATCAGCTCTAGGCTCACCCCAAGTCCAAAGCTATAAGGAGGCAGTTCAAAGAATGAACCATTCTCATTGACGCACAGTTGTGCTTCGTAAGGAACGAATCGCTTTGCATCCTTTGGGTCCAGTACGGAACCAAAGTTGTTGTTTGATTCACCATCAAACACCAAGAACTGCTCAGGGCTCAAGCGAATGTCATAGCCGGCTTGGGAAAGACCATAAGAAATGGCCTTGGTCCCATCGTCTAGAGCGCGTCGCTTTTCGCCAACGTACGGAACAAAAATGTCAAGCTCGGCGAGTTTGCTGATTTGCTGGTCGTTGAGAAGCATGGCTCAGAACAGGTCGGAATCAGAGCTGGCGCGATTGTCCCAAACGGAAGCAAAGCCTTTGGGGCCGTCTTTCGTGCCTTTCACTTTGATGCTCCCAGTAAACTGAGGAGCGCGATCAGAGGTGCCTTTGGTGTTTTCCCAGACGGCAAGGTCCAGGCAGTAGTTGCCACGATCGTTGGGGCCTGCAGCCTTCAGAGCATTCAGCAGCTCAGGCGTGAGGTCGATCGCGGCAGTCAGTGGGGGCCTGTTGGCCATGGTGTTTCTCCTGAGGAGTGATGGTTTGCCCCTGTTCAGGGCTCGCTTATCTTACCCCCTGTCGGCCGTAAGCGCAAATGCCCTGCCCCCTGGGTGATGCTCCTTGAAATATCTCTTAACAGTATCGTGCATGATGCGCTGCTGGCTCACCAGTTCAAAGCCATCGAGATGCACCAGTTGGAGGGAGGGCTCAACGTCCTTGTTTTCTGGGTCGTAGCAGGCGATCACGCACCAAGCTTCATCAATGGGGAAGGAATACATTTGTTCTGCTGCCATTGAATATGCCCCTAATTGACGCTTGTAGTCTGCGAGCTGATAATCAGGCTTTTCTTTATAGCTGGTTTTCCAATCGACCAATACAGTAGAGCCGTCTTTCATTTTGGCCACCATATCCAAGGTGCCGCTATAGCCAATCCAGTCTTCTTCGTTCCACCATGAAACGGCACTTTCAACTAACAATGGTTCGTCAATAGTGTCAAGAAAGGGCTGGGCAATGGTGAAATACGGTTTCCAGTCTGGAGCTTTTTCTAGATGGTTTTCAATGTCTTCTCCATTGAACCAGTCCTCTACCACACCATGCAACCATGTACCACGGTTCGCTGCGAGCCTGGTGCGACGATTTGCTTCTTCAGCCCCCACTCGTTTACGCCAATTGATTAGCGCCATGATCTTGCCTACTGGTGCCATTGACGACAACACAGTGGTCACAGACGGCAGCAGCATTCCCTCTGGCACATTAGGAAAGCCTTCACATTGATAGTGCCTTTTGCCATTGAGGCTAATTCGGTTGGGCTTGTAATAGACAGCAGACATAATGCAAATCAAGCAAAGATCAAGACGGTTCGACAGTGGAGTCTTTTAGCTGAAGCTTTAACTTGCGGATGCCAGTAAAGAAATAGCCGTAGTCTCTTGATTCAGTGATGCGTGTCTCTTGGTCGCACACACGGCAAGTGCCGTTCCAAGTGGAGGAACACCCCACGCTATAAACGCCCCATTTGCTGCCACATTCATGGCAACAAACAGCGGCGTTGTCAAGCTTCTTAATCAGTTTCCTGATTTCAGCTTTGTTCATTCTTCCTCTGACATGCCGCACGAGCGTGCCATAGCAGCGCCATGCATAAGCCTGATTGGTCAGGGTCGGCACTCTCGGCATACACCACATGGGCGCTATTCCAAGCTTCTTCCCATTCTTTTTTAGACGGAAATTGCCAGCCAGTCATGAGTCAATACCTGCGAAAAAATAGATGAACTTAGCGGCTGCTAAGCAAGCAATGATTGCAAGACAAGAAAAAACTAAAAGTTCCATGGGAAAATAAAAAGGTTAATCTTCTTCAAGAAGGACGACTGTGCCAGCAAAGGCCCGCGCGAAGCGGGCCGCTGCTATGTCTATTGCTTTCCCACAATAAACAGTTCTACTCCTTTAATAGCCTGTTCGATGGTGCCTTCCGCACAAATGGCACGAAGCTTGTCAACTTCTTCCCCCATCGTTTCTTTGCTAATCTTCACTCCTTGTTCTTTGGTCCAAGAAGTGACAGCAGTAGTGACGACGTTGGCGAACATGGCACGATCTTTGATGTCGTCGCCTTTGGAAAGGCCAATGTTTTGCAACGCTGCCTTGCCTGCCATCATGCTGGTGCGTTCGTCTGCGTAGCCGAGTGGATTGGCTTTGCAGAAGGAAAGCAATGCGCTTTTACCATCGAACTCGCTGCTGGCGGCAGGTTCCTCTGTTTTGACAGGAGGATCATTCTTTGCAGGCGCTGCTTTCGTGCTTGCTTTTGCGGCAGGCTTTGAGACTTCCTCGTCACTCTTGGGGATGTCTTCTCCAGTGTACAGTTTTAGGCCAAGGCCAGTGAAGGTGGCAATGCACTTAACGCTTGCACGTTGAATGTTGTCACTGACTGATCGTGCATTCAGCTCTTGCAGGGATCCGTGCTTGTTGTCCATGAGCGGAAACACAAGTGCTGGAGTGCGACGGCAGCCGTCCGTCAAATAAGGGCGCAGCAGCCAGCAGCCAGTTTGCCCAAACACCGGCCAGCCAATGGTCGCCTCCTCAAACGACACGTAGAAGGAGGGGAAGTGCTCCTTCAAATAGCGAAAGGCAAAGGGCCAGGAGAGGTAGGAGAGCCCCTTATAGTTCTTCTCCACATGCTCGCCAATGGCAAGCTCGTAAGCGGCCTTGAAGGCGTCAGCCGCCACTTCTAAAGGCTGGAACTGACCCATGGAGCGTTCGGCCATCATCGTTTGCGTGAGTTCGTTCATTGTTAAAAAATCAGAAGGGCTATAGCGTAAATAAATCATTCAGGGATTGAGCTGTCTAGAGTGCAAAGAGAATCATACAGAATCAACAGTTGCGACTTTATGGGCTCGGCCACCATTAGGCTTTTACCGGGCAATGGCCAATCATGCGTAAGTCGAATGTCGGTGATGCCGTCAATAAAACTGTTTTCAAAACCTTCCTCAAGGATTGAGCCCTCACGAGCCAAGATCACTGGCATGTCGCCGTGCTCAGTCAGAGAAGCTGTGCAAATAGCGATTAGTTCAGAGAGCTTCATCGGTGTAGTCAGTGACAAAGGGCCAAGATTGATCGTTGAACATAGCACCACCTTCCCAAGACGAAGTGGCACGAATGAGACGCTCTAGTGTTTCAGAACGCGATAGCAAGGCGGAATGCGCGATGGAGTCCAAATGGTTTGAGGCTTGGTTCGAGAGGGTGAAATGACGACGGAACTTCCCCCCTGCGTAAAGGCTTTTGGGCATGTGAAACTGCAAGGTTCGTGGCCACAATAGCCCCTGAGACCCCCTTTGCAACCATTGAGGCCATAAGCATTTCTAATGTTTCATTGTCAGTGCGGCGTGCCCCATCAACTGGCATGATGGCTGTGCTCTTCTTGGACTTCCCGTGACGTTTTCGATTTTAGATCATTTGGAGGCTCTAGAGCCCAGTAAGGATGGAAAGTATATCTGCCCTGCCTGCGATGGTAATGACTTTACTATCAACAAAAACACTGGTGGCTACAACTGTTGGCATGACCCCAGCCCTGATCACAGAGCCGAAATCAGAGACGCCTTGGCCCCATTGATGCGATGGGAGAAGCCCTCCAGGGAGCCTGGAAGGTATGAGTTCAACTACAAGAACGCCGCTGGCAGCGAAGTGGTGCGGGTGCATCGTGACGACCACTCGGGCAGCAAGAAAATCTGGCAGGAATTTCCCACCATTGCTGATAATGCCAATCACAAGGCACAGTTACAGGAAGTTAGAGCAGGCGTACTGCCTTACAAGTATCACGAAGCTATTGCTGAAAGCGCAAAAACTGGCCTGCCAGTGTTCATTGTTGAAGGGGAACTAACCTGTCAGTCGATGTGGGCCATTGATCTCCCTGCTGTTACTTTCCTTGGGGGAAGCAAGCAGTATCGCACCAATGGAGACTATTCCAACTTATTCAGAAACATTCAAACTGTTCTTTGCCCTGATCGTGATCAGCATGGCGTGGCATTCATGGCAGAAGTTGCTTCTGATAATCCAGGCGCACAATGGCTATATGCTGATCCACGCAGTTGGGAATGGGACAATCTTCCTCCTGGCAATGGTTATGACATAGCAGATTACATTGAAGAAGGCGCCACTAAAGACGATTTACTTGCTTCCATTGGCAAGAATCGTCATCAAGGGCGAGATGGTAAGCCCTCCTATGAGGAGATCATCTCCACAGTTGAAGGCTTTGTTGGTCTGTATGCCAATGATTCTCGCGTGGCCTTTGAGACTACTGCATGGCTAGAGCAGCATGGCTTGAAGATGAACCAGCAGTCAATTGACCGGGTGGTTGAAGAAGCGAAGCATCGCATTTATGGTAAAGAAGAAATTGAAACCATTGATGCTTTGACCATCGCCAACTCAGAGCAATGCAGGGAATGGCTGATTGCAGGAATCATTCCACTGGGCAGCGTGATGCTATTGGCAGCATCAGGAGGAACTGGTAAGGCGCAGCCTTTATGGGCGAAAGTTCTTACTCCTACTGGCTGGAAGTTCATGGGCGAGCTTTGCGTTGGTGACAAGGTAATCGCTGGTGACGGTTCTGTGACCACAGTCACTGGAGTATTTCCCCAAGGTAAAAAACCAATTTTTCAGGTGAAAATGAGCGATGGCGCTACCACCCATTGCTGTGATGAGCACCTGTGGCTTACCAAAAATCAAAACCAACGTGATCGCAAAAAGGATTGGACAGTGCGTTCGCTGAAGGAAATCCGCGAAACTCTGCACTTGCACAAGGGCAATGGACGCAAAGATAGGAACCATTCCATTCCCATGGTTGGACCTGTCCAATTTGAGAAGCAAGAGTTGCCAATTGATCCATACGTTCTCGGCGTGCTACTTGGGGACGGGTGTCTTGCTGGTAACTTTGATATCACTATTTCGGATGACGAAATTGCCGACAAGTTCTGGGCACGCTTGAAAGAGAAGCACTCTCTGTCTATGAAAGAAGATCGCATTAGCTGCAAAACTTATTCGATCACTGAGAACGGATCACGCAATGGTATGCGCAATATTCTCAGGGGGATGGGCCTTTGGGGCTGCAGGTCATGGGAGAAGTTTGTGCCAGAGGAGTATTTATTTGCATCTGTTCAGCAGAGACTAGACCTCCTGCATGGCCTCATGGATACTGATGGAACCACGGATGGACATTCAACTACGTTTGACTCGTCATCGAAAGACCTAGCAGACGCAGTGGTTTTTATTGTTCAATCCCTAGGCGGCAAGTGCAGCAGGTCTGTTCGTAAGCCGTGGTTTGAATACAAAGGCGAACGCAAGACAGGACGCGACAGTTATCGTGTGTTTATTTCAATACCCAATGGTTTCAAGAGTTTCTGGATGGACGCAAAAGCGGAGAAGGAAATCGCCCGCACTAGATATCAACCTTCTCGGATGATCGACTCTGTTGAATATCTTGGAGACGACGATGCTCAGTGCATCATGGTTGACCATCCGTCTCACACGTATGTCACGAATGATTTTATCGTCACCCATAACAGCACATTGATTTACAACTGGGCGCTGAACATTGCTCTTGGTCAATCATGGAGTGGCAGACGCTGTATGAAAGGCAAAAGCCTCATCATTCAAAGTGATGAACCATTGGTGGATACCAGCGAGAAGCTTGGCGTGATTGGTTTTCAAGATGCTGGCCTGGAGCCTGGCACCATTGCATTCTGGGAGAACTGGAGGTTCGGCCACATGAAGCAACTGGAGGAGTATGTCAGGAAGCATCGTCCAGTGTTCGTAGCCATTGACTCGTTGACGGCTTGCTTGGCAGGCATGGAAGTGGACTTGGTACGAAGCAATGCTGGCGATGTAATCTATGGGCTAAGAGACATTGCTAATAAGTACAAAGTAAGTATTGCCATTCTGCACCACTTAAATAAAAGTGGAGGATTGAGAGATTCAACCAGCTTCGTTGATAACGTCAGTGAAGTGGTTAAGCTCACTCGCCCAGAGAACAGTCACGACCCAAATCAATTTGTTTTTGAGTGGCTGAAGAGCAGAAGCGGCCTAACTGGTAAGCATAATTTGCAGCGTGATACTTTGAACTATGGTTGGAGATATGCTGGCCCCATTGGTGGCAGTTCTGAAGAGCTTGATCAAGTGGTGAATACTGTGAACATGCGCAAAACTGAACGTCTCAGTAGGCAGCAGGTGGCTGCACTGTCCAGTAACTGGGATGTGGCGTCAGCGAGCAAGATGCTAGAAGTGGCGAGAAGACAAGGCTTGATCACTAGCAGCTTTCAGAATGGCCCTAACAATGAAAAAGTGAGGCTTTACCATTCTTGGGAGTACGTGCCAAGGGAAATTGAAGATTTCCCCATTGCAGAAGCCAATAGTGACGATGAATTCTTTTAAGCTAGAAGAAATGATCTAAGACCATGGCAATCATTTGGGACAAGGGTTTTAAGACTCCTGCTGTTCTTGAAGCCCCGGCGGCATCACCACCACTCTTGAAGGAAGAAGACAATGATGACAGTCAAGCGGAAAGTCCAAAACCTGCATATGGCTTTGGCCGTTAAGCTTGTTTCATGGTTGATAATGATCTTATTATTTCTTCATGCGATGGAGGTTGGGCTATCGCAAGGGAGGAAAAGGATGGCAGCATTATTTTTCTTTCCTTTCCATGGGAAACAAAAAAAGAAGCCCAAGCCTTTCTGGCAATTGCCAGACCAAGCCTAGACTTCATTCCCAGTAGATTGATTGAGGCTCCTTAAGGGAGCCTTTTCCATTGAGCTTTTCCAATTTGTCGTCGATGGTGCTGGTCTTTACCATAGAGCCATGCGTTGACAGACTGCCCAGGAGCGGGGCCGTTGGGAGCTAGTTTTATAACTTTGAACTGCTGGCTGCTTGGTGGCGATGGTTCTTGCTGTTCGTTCATGACTGGCTTCCCCAGTGAGCGAGGACAACGCGGGCGAATGCGGACATGCTTCCACCTTCAATCACATCAGTGACCGTGCGCTCATCAGCATCTGCTCCCCACCAGAACATTGCAAACTCATCCAGATCTTCGTAGCTCGGCCCCACCGGCTCTGACTCGGCCAGGCGCTCCAGGGAAGATGTTTCTTTGCCTAAGTAACTCATGATGCAATCCAATGATTTTGTAGGCGGTGAGCCAATGCTGCGCAGTGCGCTTTGTAGGGATCCCCGTAAGATCCTACTTGTATGGAAACTAATGCAGTCGGATGCTTGTACCTAGCAACAAACCGTTGACGGCGTTTATGCACATAGACGAATGGCACGGCTCCGCATACTATCTTGTTTTTGTTATTCAAGCTCCGACTGACCCACCTCAGATTGGAAAGGCTGTTATTTGATGGATCTCGGTCAATATGATCAACTTCAGTGCAGCCCGGCTGCGGCAAGACCCCGTTCATAATTAAGACCAGTCGATGGCAGGGATAGCTCTTGCCTAAAAGCTCAAGCCTAAAGTATCCTTGTTTGTTTTTACATCCAGCCGCTTTTCCGGGATTAGAGTTAGATTTATTGATTGATTTAGCAAGCCAACGAATGCCACTAGGGGAGCCTGGATCAAGTTCAATATATTGCTTCAAGAAATCGGCAGAAGGAAGGTCGGTCATTGTAAGAAAATGTTAGATAGATGTGCTTTTTGAAAACTGCTCCAAAAGGTCGGCGGCGCGGGTGAGGATGTCAGCCGTCTCATCAGAAAGCCAGTCCGCCCTTGCAAGTCTGTGCAGGCAGGCCACCAGCTCCGCCACCTCCCCATCGGCGGGCGGTTCCGGCTCAGCGGCCAGGGCGCGATAGGTGTCAGTCATCGAAGTCTCCTTCACTACGGTGCTGGGCGACTTCTTTCATCCATTCACAAACATCAAAAATAAACACGTCGGGATCGTCTTCATAGTGGTTTTCCAGGAACTCCGCAATGGCAATGACTGCAGCCTTGGACTCTTCCTGCCAGTAAGAGAGATCAGCTTTTGCTCCGCCAAGAGTAAGAGCTTGGGCGACTGTGTCAATTAGCTTGCTTGACATGATTTCCTTCTGGTTAATAGTGTTGGCGGGTGTGCCCCAGCAGGCGAGGGCGGCTGTGCGGGCATTTTGGGCGTCAAAGCGGTAGTTAGTCATCCATCTAGCTCCTTGATAAGTTTCTTCAGTGCTCTGTACTCTCCCCACGACAGTCGGATGGTCTGTTCGGCATGGCTGCTCACATGAGCGTCAAACCCCTCGCCATTGTGCCATATAGACACTTCCATAAAATCATCTGGCTTGGCAAGATGATCAAACTCGTGCAGGACTACAAATGCAGCGTCAAGTTTGTAGCGTTGGATGTTACTCATGGCTGGGCTTCCAGCTCGTCGGCGATAGCGAGAAATTGTTCCCGAACACTATTTTTCTTTTCGTACCAACAACCTTGAATGTCTACATAGTCAATCGGCACCACCTGATCAGCAGCATCACGAATGACATCGGCGCAGTGTTTGTTAATAAGCTTCACAAGAGTGTCTGCGTTGAAAGGAGTTACCCAACCACAACGGATGAGTTTTTCTCGGAGTGTTTCAGTCATTGGGAAGTGCCTCCAGGGCGGAGCGGATTAGTATTTCTTCAGTTGTTGGTCCGAACATCTTATCCTCAATCACGTTTAGAGCAGCAAGCGCTTGCTCCTTCAAGCTCGGGGACTTAGGGCGGCGAGCGGTGCGAAGGCGTTTTAAGTCATGTGTGACCCAAGACTCAGTTTTATACTCCTCTTGAAACCATTCACAGCAAGCCTCCAATTCCTGATCGGCCCCCCATTGAGCAGCACGATCAACCATGTAGTCTTCACGCTCCCGTGAAGGTATCGGATTTTTGAATGGACGTTCTGAATGCCATTGATTCCTCAGTTCAAACGATGGGCTGATGGGGGGTTGGCTGGTCATGGATTTTTCGGCGGTGGATTGTGAGTGCCAATGCTGGGACGGGGCTGGTAGCCACCAACAAAGTTTCGTTTTGGCGGCTCCGGCTCGGCGGCCAGCGCGGCGCGGGCGCGGGCAATCAGATCATGCGACTTTTCAATCGCTTCTATTTCGCCGTACACAACCCATGGTTCTAGGTCGTCAACCAGCTCAGCGCACAACTTGCGAAAAGTGTCAGTCATTTGTAATCCTCAACGTAACATTGATAGTTGAAGTCAGCTTGATTGAATGGCTGCCCCTCCAGCTCGGCGGCGATGGCGAGGAGTTCATCCTCGTTAATTATTGCGCTTGGCCCTTTCCAGCTACCGTGGCCATAGCTCAACTGATCAGCAGCAGCGCGAAGGGCGGCGGCGAGGCGGCTAAGGCGCTTCGTAGCAAGACCTTGGATGTAGGCGTTCAGCACCGCCTGCGCTGCGGGGGACAAGGTGTCAGGCATTGTTATTCTCCAGTTCGGTGGCGATGGACTCAAGGAAGGCCGCCGACCTTTCAACTCCCTGACTGAACCTGGCGCTACCAAGATCAGGAATCAAGTCTTCAACCCTGTTGGCAGCGGCGCGAAGGGCGGCGGCGGCAATCATGCCTGCATGTTGTTCACCGGTAGCAACGTACAAATGTTCATCGTCATAAACAGGAAAAGCGGCATCCAGTACCGCCTGCGCGGCTGGGGAGAGTGTTTTGTCAGTCATGGTTTTGGCTGGGAACTTGCCCATCGTACCCCGACCACCACCTTTTGAGCCATTGTGCCAGTCAAAAAATCGTCCTTTTTCATTTGCGGCAAGTTGTACAATATTTCCAGGTTTACCCTTGCGCATCTACGCGCCTGGGGAAACCGTACGGTCAACGAGCAGCTCTAGCACCTTCGCCCTACGGCGCTTTTGCCAGAGCCTTCAATGGGGCGAAAGGTTCTGTTAAGACACTTTCGCTGGCATTGTTCGAGCGGGTAGCTCCCCAGAGCGTCAATCAAACAATGCCTTAACCTCCCTTCGCTCTCTTCTTCTCTTTCTATGGTAAAGTGACGAAGCTTTAGTCAACGCAATGCCTTCTTCACCGTTACCTCCTGACGTGCTTCCATCATTGGAGCACAATGGCACCTCTATTACAGTGCTACAGCATCATGGATTTAGCACTCCAGATCGAGGACCACTTCCTAAGAGTCGTATTTTGTATGGTGCCTTTGATCAGCAGAAAGAGCGTCACTGGCGTTCTAGCTTGAAAGCAATTCAACAGCTCATTGATGGCAACTTTCGTGTTGCTCCTAGTCCTGGAGTGGAACTGTGACAACCATTGAAGAGCTGATTTCTAATTTAAGCATTGTCAAAGATCAACAAAAAGAACTAGCGAATCAAGAATCTTTAATTAAGGGTGCCATTATGAAAGAGATGGAGAAGCTTGGCATTGGTAAACAAACAACTGCATGTGGCAATGTACGATTACAACAAAGACACCAAAAACAATACAGTGATCGTATAGTTGAAATGGAAACTCTCTTAAAAGAAGAGAAGCAACTGGCGGACGATTTAGGAGACTACGAATCGTTCGAAAAAGGAATCAGCCTTGTATTCACGCAACCATAATCAAGCCATGATGACTCGCTTTGAAATCGAACATTTAATCAACGAAAAGATCATTGCTCATGAACGAAGAATCGGCTGGATTAGCAGCATCATGGGCATTGTTTTTATCTTAGTTCTTTCACTGTTAAAGTAGTTAAAGAATTTTACGACAATGAATTCCTCTTCCCCATTGCCGCCTATTTCTTCTTCTGAAAGAATGGAGCTGGATAGATTGCATAGAATCATTTCAAGCAGTATCACCAGCATCAGCTCTCAAGAGCAGGCTCGTTTTGCAATGCTATTTGCAAAAAGTCTTCATGGTAAAGGAGATCGTCCGCTAGGATAGGCTGCAAAGAAAACTGTTTATTTGCAATGGCTTCTCCTGAAATCACCTTCCCTGATCACACTGCAGAACTACGACATGGCTTGCGCGTCTTAGTTGAAGCTGGTCTCACTCCAGAACAAGTGGAGAAAATTAGAGACAAAGTAGGAGTGGGTCAAGGGAAGATTCCTTATAACAAGGAACTAATTGGCTTAAGGCGATTCATGGTGCAAGAGCTATTGTCGTCCAACTTAAGCAACAGTCAAATTGCAAGGGTGCTAAAGCTAAGCAAGGAAACTGTTAATGCAGATCGCCATCAGAATAGAAGTCTATGGAGTGAAAGTATTCTTAAGAGTCAAGACGTGCATCGTGCTCGTATCTTGCAAGAGGCCATTGAGCTAAAGGAACAAGCATTGACAAACTTTGAGTCTAGCAAAATCAAACGAGTGACTACTGTGTCAGATCGTGGAGAAACAACATCAGTAACTGAAAGCGCAGGAGAAAGCGGCTTCCTCACCGTCGCAAAGAACTGCTTAGAGCAGCAAGCAAAAGTGCTAGGTCTGTACGACATCAAGCCTGCATCAGAAGAGAAAAAGAGCTACAAAGGCTTCTTGGATGACCTGGCTAAGACCATTTCTGACGTGAAGGAAAAAGAAACTCAAGCAAAAGCAATTGATATTAACTTCGTAGTTGAAGAAGAAAAAGAAGAGAAGTCTGGCTTTCCTCGATTGTCAGTGTGACGGTGCAAGATTAAGGAATGTACGAAGGGCTTGACAAAAGGCTCGTTGTTCGCCATGCTAAGGCCGAACAACTATTTGCCATGGAATTCTCTTCTGTTAACGACTTCTTGAATCAAGCTGCTTCAGTAAAGCGAAACGAGCGTTCTGCCATTGCAGACGGCTTGTCTCCATTCATCGATAGTCCGTCAACCATTGGCGTGCCACCAACGCTTTTGGAAACCATTGAAACAATGGAAGAAAAGTACGGTGACGAAGCATTGAAACAGATTGGACTGTTTTGTTTAATGCGCTGGCTTGAAATACATGCTGGCACCTTAGAAGAGCATCAAAACAACGGCTCTTGGCCAGAAGCTTTACATACCATGGCAGACCTATCAAACCTTTCTACGTCCATCAGGACGATTGAACAAATTGGTAGCTTTGGTGGTGACGATGATTGGCGGCAAATGCTCCGTGAGATTGTCACTCAAGCAGTGATGGAGCAAATGGAAGAGTCTGGCTGCATCAAAAACATGTTCGCACAATGGCACAATGATTAGAGGAAATCTTTTCGATACTTACACTGTTGTGTTTGGCAATGGAGAGCGATTCTCTTTAATGGCAACAAACAGAACAATGGCAAGGTTAATGGCGGCAGAACTAAACCCATCCACTCCCATCGTCAACATTTTCAAAACTGAGGAATGGCAATGACCGTTGAACAACAATTTCTTCCCCCATTGGTGAGCATTTGCATTCCACCAATCTTGAGAGCAGAAGCGCAAGCATTGTCCAGGGAAGAGCCAGCAGTCCACCCCGTATGGCAGAAGTGCGAACAGCGTGGCAGGCATTTCGTGGTGCGCACCAGGGAACTGGGCGACATTGAAGAGATGGCAGACTGGGCTAGAAGCTGGCTGGAGGAGCCTGATGGCCGGCTGGACAAGACACGACGGCAGGCATTCCAGAACCTCGTTAGGAGGGCTTCCAGGCACGTAGAGCTGAAGGCCATTGGCCATTGCCATTTCGTGGCCGTACGCTGGAAAGGACGACGATAAGCAGCGCTGATAGCCAGGAGGGTTGACGGGGTTGGGGATGGTGGCCCACAATGAACGAGTTCACCAAGCGGTTCGATGCCGCACTTCCCCTCCCATGGCAATCACCGTCACCACCTCAGGAGTTACCGCCTTTGCCGGCGAAAGGCTGGCAATGAACTACGGCAACCCCACGATTGAGCATTTTTCTCGGGTGAAAGACCTGGAAGATTGGACCACCACTCTTGAAGAGGTCATTGCAATGCCTTCTTGCAAGGCCCACCGCTGGCACCTTGAGAGCATGTACTTTGCCTTCAAGGCCGTACTTAAGAAGCACGAGGAACAGCACTTGGAAGTGGTAACCGAAGCTCCAACGTCTGAAGATCTCCAAGCTTATTTGTCGGCATATGCCGCTGCCCTTGCTAACACGGCGCCCAAGTAAGTCGTCCAAGCAATTCGTTTTAGCAAACCATTCAAGCAAATTAATCATGACGATTGAACCTCTTTCCAGCATTGAGATCAATGGCATTATTTACGTTCCACAGTCAACAGCCAATACATCGCCTTCTGGCAATCGTAATATTGTTGTAGTTGACCGTGGATGGATTTTTGCTGGAGATGTTGTATTTAATGATGCAACTCAAGAGCTTGTCTTAAGCAATGCAGTTTGGCTTTTTAAGTGGGAATCCATCGGTTTTGATGGTGCGATTAAAAACCCCAAGTCGGACCAAGTAACCATTCGTAAAATGGACAATCCTGTAGTAATACCAAAGCAATCAGTTGTTTTCAAGGTGCCTGTTAGTAGCCGTTGGGGGCTGTGATGGCTCTTTCGTATCCAATTGGCAATGGCCATGGCAATGGTTGTGGCGATGGCAATGGCCATGGCAATGGCAATGGCGATGGCTATGGCGATGGCTATGGCTATGGCGATGGCGATGGCAATGGCCATGGCAACGGCCGTGGTAATGGCTATGGCGATGGCTATGGCGATGGCAATGGTTATAGCCATGGCCATGGTTATAGCTCTGGCAATGGCTATGGCGATGGCTATGGCTATGGCGATGGCAATGGCTATGGCTATGGTTATAGCTATGGCTATGGCAACAACGATGGTTATGGATATGGATATGGCACTGTTGGCTCTCTCGCAAGAAAGCGGTAAGACAAAGGCCAAAACGAAGGGAGCCGCAAGGCTCCTTTTTTTATGCGCCTCATAACTCTCTTTAGGCAAAAGAAAAGGGACCTTTCGGTCCCTTCCCTTACGAGTCTCCGATGGCAATTTTTCCCCAAAGATACCGGGGGAAAGGATGCCTTGCAGAGCACCATGCGACTCCGGCACGCCTTGCGGCAATGCCCATCCTTTCATCACCGTCCACCCTTGCGGCTCCAGAGGAGGAGGCGTTAAGCCCCAGGACCGACTCGCTCAAGAAGCATACCACACTTTCGCCCCTCCAGCACGATCTGCTACGATGCACGTTGCTGCCCAGGAGACTGGCAGCCCTTGGTAACTTTCTTTTCTTAACAAATGCTGAAACTTACTTTTCTTTCCGCTCTCGCTGCATTGGCTTTCTTGCCAGGATCAGCAGGGGCGGCTTCTTCATGCGGACTCGCAAGCTACTACGGACCAGGTTTCCATGGGCGCACAACGGCCAATGGCGAACGCTTTAATGCTTACGGACTGTCGGCTGCTCATAGGAGCCTTCCCTTTGGTGCCACAGTAAGAGTGACCAATCAAAGCAATGGCAGAAGCGTAGTGCTCAAAATTAATGATGATGGGCCTTACTACGGCAACCGCATCATCGACCTTTCGGAAGCCGCATTCGCTCGCATTGCCAGCACTGAGCAAGGGGTAGCCAGCGTGTGCATCTCTAGGCTTTAACGAGCATCATCCCAAGCATCTTTCGCGCATGTGGATCGCCTCTCTTATAATAAAGAGAGGCTTTTTATTGTGACATGCCAAGCAAATTGAAGGAAGAAAATTACGATGCTAGGTTAGCTCAGATTGGAAAAGCCGTAAGAGTGGATCCATATGTTGGCCAAACCAAGCCTACTCTTCATCGTTGCTTGATTCATGGAGAAATCCATAAATCTCGGCCTGGCGATCTACTAAATGGGCATGGGCTATATTGTTGTGGCAACGGTGGCAGGAAGGATAGTGCTGCAAGCCTTTACGACGAAAGACTGGCAAAAATTGCTTTATGTCAAAGAGTCGAGCCGTATCAAACAAGACGCATAGCAATTCAGCATAAGTGCTTACGCCATGGCAAATTGTTCCTGCAAGAGCCACGAAGGGCCCTTGAGGGACGCATTCCTCCTTGTTGCGGGGGAATGTGGCGTGGATCTTTATACGCAATGCTAATGGAACCCAGCAGATGGGGCTTAGATAGCTATTCTATTGTTTACTTATTTAGACTTGCTCGTTTCCCTAATTACGTAAAAATTGGTATTTCTGCTAATATCAAGACAAGGGCTGACGAGGAATACGGTGATTTTGTTTGTCACTGGAATACACGCAGCAGGTTTCATGCTTTCCTTGTTGAACAGGCAAGCCTTCGCGACGTATCGTTGGAGAGTTCATGCCCATCAGATCTCGCTAACACCAGATGGAGTGGAAATACGGAAGTAAGAAGAACTGACAGCAATCAGGCCATTAAAGTGATTCAGTTTTATTTTGACGAGATTAACAGACTTGGCCCTTATCAATTCATCCTGGATTACCTTTCGCCGAACGATGCAGAACAAGATCTTTGCGAAAAATCTCTTCTGACTGCTGCTTTAACTTAGAAATCCAGACTCATCTTTCAGAAATTGCTCAACAAAAAAGTTAGACTTGTCACCTCAGGCCCGGAGGGGCTTTCAGGGCTTATCCTGTGAAAGCTTGACGGCAGGCAGTCCATGCCCTAGATTGGTTCTGGAAGTTCGGGGGCCACAAGGCCCTCTTTTTTCCAGGAACAATGGGGAAGGAAATTAGTTGTTTTCTACTGGCGACATCGTGGACTTAAATGACGGTAACTTTGGTTGGCGCGGTAAGTACATCGTGATGACCAAAAAAGTGGAAACGCCATTGATCAAGATCAAGAACCTAGGAACTGGCTCGCAGCAGTTTGTTCGCGCTGAAAGCTTGCGCAGGAGCAAGTGCGCTCAGTTTTTCTTGGGCCTGTGATCGAGGGAGACCTGGCCTTGTAAAGTTTTATTGCAAAAAAGCCTCGCTAGAAATTTTTTGTAGTACACTGGCCAAGCAAACCTTTTGCGTAAAGCCATGACAAATTTATCCACGAAACTGCTTTTTGCAAACAGAGACAACGTCGGACCAACAGTGCGGATCACTGATTGGTATAACTACCATCAAATTAGCCGCACAACGGCATTTGCGTTGTTGCGTGTTGCAGGAATTAGACCAGGTAAGCGCCGAGTCGCTGGTATCAACAAGCCAGTATCTTGTTTGACTGTTGATGAGTTTAATACAATGGAAGAATTAGTTAAAAAATATAAAGAAGGAAGATCGGTCAACGATCTTAATACCGCTGTATCTATTAACAGAGTGAGAGTCGGTCAAAAATTGCGCGTAGATATACTAGCAAGAGACAATTACACGTGTCAAATGTGTGGCATCGGGCCAAAAGATAATGCTATTCTTGAAATTGACCATATTCATCCAGTTTCAAGGGGCGGGACAAATCATTCAAGCAATTTGCAAGTATTATGCCGCGAATGCAACGGAGGAAAAAGTGATCGAATTCGCTTCAATAATGTTCTGTAAAGTATTGTTACAAACGGGGCTTCGAGCCCCTTTTTTCTGTATTGTCTTCTCATGGGCAGCGAGCCCTCCTTCCGTTTTCGCCATGATCAAAACCAACCGTCGTGATGCAGCCTTGAACGTAACCGCAGGGGCAGCGTTCCTCCTGCTGGCTGCTTTCATCCATAGTCCTGAAAAGGACAACGTTCAGGCTCTAGAGAGCTGCGTCCAAACGCATCCCGACCGCTACTGCCGGCTGACTTACTTCCCAAGTTCGAGGAACTGACAGAAGCCAGTTTCATTGTCTACTGCTCTTTCAACAAACGCTGAAACCAATGTCACCTTGTTCATCGTGCATTCACTACCGATCAGTCACAGGCAGTCTTCACCCCATTGAAAGTTGGTGCGTTATTTCAGGAGAATGGTTAAGTGCCAGAGACGTATGGCACAATAGGACTGAAGCACACACCGGAGTTTGGGGAGTAAAAACAAACAACATCCCTGAGTGTAAGTTCACTATGTCGGCCCGAGAAGTTTGGGAATTTGACGAATGGCACGCCTCAAAAATAACTCTCTACTACAGAGAGAATCGTGGAGGATATAAGGGTTTTCATAACGATTCTCGCAATGATCATTGGTTACATGCTCGTTATGAAGAACGAGAAACTGAATTAAATAATTGTAAAAGATTCTGGCCAGGTAACGATCTTTATGCTTTTGTACAACGAAAACCTTGCGCCATCGCCACCAAACTAGAGGACTTTAATTATCATGCTTAGTATTCCGTCCAACGTAGCCTTAGTGGCTGCACAGTTCTGCCACACAGACGTATTCAAGGGCGAACTAACCTTCGTCCATTTCGCCAAAAGACCTGGCTCCATTCGAGTGGGAAGCACCAATGGACACTATGCCTTTCGTTGCATAGTACCAACATCAGAATCTTCCTTCATGGAAGAAGACGAACTATTGCTGCCTTCCACGGCTTTCAAAAAGAAAGCTGCCTATAGCAAGAAAATTGTCCACAATGACAATGAAGCGAGATTCTATGGGGGGAAGAAAGACCAAATGGAACTTATTGAAGCCCGGCCATGTTCAGTAAGTAGTCTTACTTTTCCTAGGCAGTTTGATAGTTTGTTCCCTACAGAATGGGAGAACAATCCCCGGCGAGCAACTGTATTTAATAGCGAATACATGAGAACGGTTAGTGATGTAATTGCGAAGTATTCAGAGCATGGAAGAATGAAGATGAACTTTGGTGATTCCTGCAATGCAGCAGTAACAATTACTTCGGAAATGGATGATGGCCTAAAGATGGAATTCTTGCTATTGCCTGTAATGGTCAGGCAAGACAGCGAGGAGGGCTAACTATGGCTGTTTTAGAATGTCCTAAATGGAGCCTATGGGTGCATGGAGAGAATGGCTGGTCCCTCCTAGCAGTTGATGACAATGAGCACGCTCTTCTTGTGCGCATGAAAGGACTATCAATGTTCAGTCGGCAAAGGTTTAAGGTGATACAGGGAAACAGGGCCCCACGCGCTTGATCGCGGTTCGCGAATGGCGAATGGCTGGGAGCCTGTCTCCTGGCCTTTTTGCAATTGTGAAGCTTTGTAACAGAGGGGCCGGCAACGGTCCCTGCTGAGACTATTGTTCTTTCAACGGGCCGAGAGGTCCACAACCCCCTTCAAAATCATGATCTGCATGGGCATGGCAATCGGAACCCGCCACAGAGGCGAAGGGTTCTACAGCGGCGCATTCTCCAACGCTCGGGCCTGCCCGCTGGCGTCGGCATTGACCGATCGCGATAAGCCGCATCACACGGCCATCCGTCGCTACTGGGCGTTGACTGATTCCAGCAGCGCCCTTGATTGGGTGGCTGAAGACGGCACAAGCTTCATCAGGAGTTGAGTTTTGTGACAAGGGGCCTGCCAAGGCCCCTCCTGCTTTTATCGTTCATTCACCGGGAGCGAGAGCTCCCACCACTCTGAGACAACACCATGGCAAAAAAACGACTCACATGGGCCGAACGCAAGGCCGGCCAAGATGCAGCAGCCGCTAAGTTCTGGGCTGCGCAGGAAGCGCGTGATCCTAATCAATTCAGCCCTGGGCAACAAGCGGCTGGAGCAGCCAGGGAAGCAGAGCTGCTTGCTGAGCAGCAAGCCAGAGTTGCGGCTGGGGGGCCAAAGTTCCTTGTTCCCGAGGTGGAGGCCCGCAACTTTATGGGAGGCCACCGCGACTGATGCGGCAAGTTGTATTTGCTCCTAAAGGGGAACATAGCCAAAAGCCTGAAGAAGTGCAGGACAGAATTGAACTGATGTATCCTGAGGCAACTAAGGCAGAATTCTTCGCACGCCGTCAGCGTAGTGGCTGGCAATGCTTCGGCAATCAACTTGACAAATTTCCTAAATCATGACTCTCACCACTGTTCGTACTTACAAAGCTAACGGCCCGTACTTTCCTCCAACTGTGATGAAATATCAGGCAGCTTCAACCAAGGACATTCTTTTCCATTGTCGCCTTGCAATGGACGATGGGGAAGATCTAATTGGTGTGTTTCATGGTGATGTTTGCAAAGGCATTTGGGAGAATGACACAGAGCCCGAGCCTGATGGTGAAGGAGGCTGGGAATGGCCCAGTGCCTGCTACGTTCTCAAGCGCGAGCCTGGACGGTCACCAAAGCATTTCGCAACTATCCTGGAGCTTCTCAAGTGACAGTTCTTTCTATTGAATGGTGGATGTACGATGAAGAGCTGGAAAGCATCAAAGTACATGCAATTGTTGAAGATGCCATCGTGGATGATGCCACTCGCAACGAGCCAGAAGCCTATCGGCCTGGCTTGTGTGAAGCCATCATCGAAATGGCACGCTCCGAGTGGCCAAAGCGAGAGGTTGATCAAATGAACTGGCTAGACGATTATGAGCCTGAATGGACCCTTATCAATGATGGAGGCTGGTGATGTCTAACTTTGTCAAAGAGTTATGGACATTGTTGTCTGCATATAAATTTCGAGGTTATACGACCGATGGGAAAGAAGCGTTTGCCGTACCATTATCTTGGCTTCTTGTTTTCTTTCTTCTTGTATTTTCATTATGATGTTAAAAACTTTCCCTTAAGAACTTGCCAAAATACGGTATAAAATGCTGGCTGAAAATAGTAAAAGAGATTCAGTTAAGGAAAAAGAAAGAACTTACTAAAACGCGGTATAAGGGGACTTGCCAGAAAGCGGTAAAGGGGCTTGCCGGAAAGCGGTAAAAATTTTGAACTGGACAGTTTGCGGTATATAGTCTCGTTTTTGGGAGATTTTATCTTTTTAATGTAATTATTTTTTTGTTTTTGTTGTAAGTGTAGGAGGCTGAGAATGGTTCTTATTTTTGTTTCTTGCTTCCCTTGGGCGGCCGAGAATAATTCTCATTCTCACCTATCCTAGTCCGAGAATGATTCTCATTCTCATTCTTCCCCGCCCCAAAGCGAGAATGATTCTCATTCTCATTCTTCCCCGCCATGCGGGCGCTTTGTAACGAAATGTGAACATTCGGCGGTTTGACCCGACCGGGGGGCTCATGGCGCCTATTGTTGGTGGGCAGACAGAGATGCCTGTGTTCCTCTGATTTTCCCACCATGACAACGGTTCTCATTCTCGTTTGGAAGCTTTTTATTCCCTTGCTGTTTGTTTTCGCTTTGATCGACGTGCTGACGCAGAGTCAGGAACAACGCATCAGAAGAATGAAGCGTTCCGGCAAATCTCAGACTGCAATCGCTGAAAAATTAAACATCACCCGTTACAGAGTGAGGATGGCGCTGGCCTGACAATTTAGGGAGCATTCTTTAATGCTCCCTTCTTTCCTTAAATTAACCTTACCCACAAAAAGAAATGAATTCTGTCCACTGGACCGGCGGCCACATGAGCGGCAGCCGCCCTTGCGCTGTCGTCAAGTATCACGGGCCCACCAACTCAAAGTGTAGCCGCTGGATCGCTACCATTCGCCGCGACTCTGACACAGTATGGCGGGCCTCTGTCCCCTTCTTGGACGGCCCCATCACGGCTGCTCTCAAGGCCTCTGGGAAGGCCGGCATCCCATGGGAGGCGATCACCTGTCACAGCATCGATGCCGACACTTACTGCATCGGTTTCTAATGAAGTACAACGTTTGGTTTCTGACGCAACATGGCCGCCCTTCCATGGGTCCGTCGCAAGTGGTCGCCTCTGGCATCGTGGAAGCCCAGAGAGTGGCTCAGTTAACGCTTGCTGAGCTGCAAGACGCAGGAGTATTGACCGGCTGGACCATTCAAACCGTCACCGAAATTCAACCATGACAACCGCCAAAGCTTCCCCTACGCTTCAGACTAGGATCGATCGCCTCGCATCATGCGACGGTCACTGGCTATTGATCAGGGACGGTGAACCTCAGAGAGACTGCAGCCACTACTGGCACCAAAGCCCGGACGAACACCTAGCAACATGTCTAAGTGAGCGCTGGCACGACGTGTCGCTGGGGTTCGTTCCCGGATACTGCGGATTCTCAGACTACAGCAGGAACGGCCTGGCAGGCCTGGCGAACTATCAAGTGCTAACGGACCCCCAGTCAACGCCAGACCCCTACGGTGGGGTTCTGGAGATTGGCTGCGGCTGGAACGGTCGGGGAGTGGTGCTGGACGTTCGCTTTGTCAGTGATGACATCATAGAAATTATTGAAAGTCTAGAGTGTTATCCGCTGATTAGCGACGACGAACTTTCAGAGCTTGAGAGCAAGGGAGTGGAGAAACTATGGGAGGAAAGCGTGTCGGAGCGGGTCACTATGCTGCAGGATGCAGGGCTTTGTATTTTCGCAGCGAGGCGAGACTCGACACCATGGGATGAAGGCTTTGACCGTCTGCGCGAGAGGCTAATTGAGACCTTGAACGAGTACCCTACTCTGGCGGCTTGACAATGAAAACAATTATACGTTTGCCCTGGCAGAATAGCGCCGTAATTTCTATGCTTTGGGTCCGATTGCCAAAGCGTAAGTTTGGTTCGTACTGGGCGGTGGACTGCCACGTTGCCAGAGTCCACCTAGGACGGCTGCTAATGGTCCGCATCCGGCGTACGGCCGACCATGCCGAGAGACTGGGGCTCCCAGTGTTCTGAGCCGCTCCTAGGAGCCTTTACCGCCCCTCCCATTTCTAGGGGCGGTTTCTCCCTTTGTGAAGTTTTGTGATAATTGGCCCGGATGGGGCCGTGCGTCTTTATTGTTGTTTCAAGAGCGACGCCCTTGATCGCTCACTTCCAAAAAACCATGAATACCACCGCCCTTTCTACGCTCCGTTCAGCCGCTTCTATTGTCGCTCCCTTGCTGATCATGTTTGTCGCTCCCTTGTTGACAATGTTTGCCGTTAGTCTTGTATCTGAAGATCAACGCCACTACGTGAGTTGCCGCCTTGACGGACATGGCTTGGACGCCTGCCTGTTGAAAATCAACGGCCGATAATCCATCCGCAACTAGCCTCTCAGTCCCTCCTAGGATCGCTCCTAGGGGGGTTCTTTATGGTGCTTGGGGGATCGTAGCTTGGCGCCGTTGACAGGACTCCTAGGCTCCTATGGGGACGTCAGGCTGAGAGGCGAATTCTTGAGCGATGCCTGCATAGCTGGGGGCGGTGAGATAGAGGGGAAATTAACCACGAAATTATGCTTTTATGACTACATAACGCTATCGTTGTACCATCATAGCAATACAATACTACCGTTGTGCCAGTATCGCAGTATCACGCTACTGTTGTACCGTTATCGCAATATCACGATACAACGCTACCGTTATGCCAATATTACGATAACGTTGTATTGCAATACCAGGAGATTGTATATAAATCTTTTTTAAGATTGCCTGTATATAGTTTTATTGTAAGATTGTCTATATATCACTGTATCAGGAAACTACTATATATAGTTGACCTCAAGAGTTGTCTATATATAGTTGCATCGTAGAATTGTCTATATATAGTTGCACCAGAGGATTACTATATATAGTTGTATTCAAGGATTACTGTAGATAGCTATACCAGGGGATCTGTTGGATATAGTTAATCTCAAGGGCTATCTATATATAGTTATGCCAGGGGATCTGTTGTATATAGTTAAAGCGTAGGATTAGGTGAAGCTGTGGAGCAGTAACCGGGGAGTTTTGTGCTGTTGGGCCCTGATACCCCTGTCCCAAGACGGGCCAATTTTTTTATCGAGTTTTCGTTTTCCCGTCATCCCCAGTGCGCACTGACCGAACGATCGAAAGCTTACAAGCAAGAAGAGAGGTCACTACGATGGCACGAACAAAATACTCTAATTCCTAATAAATAACGCTTAATCGTTTTCCAACTATTTACAACAATAGCTCTTCTTTCGTTCGTCACAAAAAGGTAGCTCCCCAGAGCGTCATTCATTACAATCTTTTCTTATTCTTTCTCTTCTATAAATGGCAAATTGTTATTTTTATGTTCTTTTTGGTCACTACGCACTTCTTCAGCGGCTACAAAGCTCTCGCAATAACTATTCAGGAAGGAACGTAACAGTAATGATGAGAAGAATGTAGAGAGCCGCTTGGGAATGAACGCTTTGGGCTCCTGCTCGTAGCGGCTCAGCAGAGTTAGAACTGCTCGAACTGCTCGTTGGTGTTCATCAGTACACTACGCCTATTACCATTG